GTGTACGGAACGATTAATTCATCTGCTGGCACAAACTTAGATACAGCTCGTCCCAGGTTTACATCGTAGTAAACTTTTTTAAATGTTGATCCAGCTAGTGGTAAATGAAACAACATAGAATCAAACTCAGCTTCGTATTCTTTCATTTGATCCATAACCAAATAATTCATAAAATCTTTTACACGTTGTGCCTGCTGTTCTGTTGCAGGATTTTTGACACCAATGATCTGTGTTCTAACCGGTCCGTCACTCGGTAGTAATTCTTTGTAAGCCTGTGCTTGGAATTGTGTAACAGCTTCTGCCATCACTGGGTGTGTTGCACCTGAAGCTCCTTGAAATGGTTCTGTTCTGTTTTCGTATTTAAATCCTAAAAGATCTAAACCTTGTATGTACCCTTGTTCCCAATCTTTTCTAGACGATTTGTAGTCCATGTAGTTTTGAGTCATCTCATTACCGATTGGTTCTAAAACTTCATCTGGTAAAAGATCTGCAAGATTATCAAAGTGTGATTCGGTTCCAGGCACATTAATTGCTCCTGGTTCAAAGTCTAATGTTACACCACCATCCTCTTCTGGTATAACTTCTATTGGTCCTTTTTCTGGTTCCTGAACGGCAACTTCTTCTGCTATCTCTTCTTCTGAAGGGACATCTAATTTAGTTCTAGTGTTCGGGAGTCCTTTGTCTATTTCTGCCATTTAATACTCCTATCTTTTGATACCACGTTTTAATAAACCTTTCAAGCCCTGTGAGTCTGGGTTCATGGATTCTAGCATAGCGCCTGATCTATCACCAGCTAGTTTAGCGATGCCACCGCCCGCAGCTTGAAAAGGGTCAAAAGCTTGTCTTGCTCCTTGACTTCTTAATTCTTGTCTTTGTTCTGGTGACATTGCTTGTAATTCTCTGATTCTATCTCTAGTAAATTTTGCTGCATCAATACCTAACCCTGCTGCAGTAATACCAAGTCCAACTGGAGTTGTTAATCTAGCAAACCTACCTAGATTTAAAATTCTTTGAGCTGTTGGGTTTGTTGTAATTTTTGCAAGATTTTCTTTAAACAAACCAGGAAAAGATAATTCTAAACCAACCAAAGGATCTATCACTGCATCAGCAATATTTTCTCCTTTAGCTAAATTATCCTTTATTGTTAATCCTGCAAAAGGTAAAACACCTGCTCTTGTTCCTAAAGTTCTAAACGCCTTGCCTAAAATATTTCTTCCTTTTTTAGTTGCAAGAGCTCCTGCAGTCCCTACTGCTGCACCACCTGCAATTTTTTCTCCAGTTGTAAAACCTTCCTCATCTTTACTTAATTGTTTAGAAGAACTTTGAGGCATTTGTTTTACTTCAGCTGCATTAGCTAAAGCACCCATTCCCAATACACCACCTACAACTGCTGTCCCTTTAATAATTTGTTTAGCAATTTTTCCAACTTTAGGAGCTTTAGACAAAACTTGTAAATATTTACTTTGTTTTGCTACTTCAGGGTTTTCATTTGCAAACTTAAAAAGTTTTAATCTTTCTTCTACAGTTTTTGCATTAATTAATGCGTTATCAAATTTATTATAAACTTCTTTTGGTGTAGATAATATTCGACCTTTCATTCCTGGTTTACTTCCTGTTTTTACTATATAATCCGGTGGCACTTGAGTTGTTTGTAAATTTTTCATTGCTTGTTGTAATGTTTGATTTATTGGATTTAAAAGATCGGGTAATCTTAAAGTTTTTGGATTAATAAACACTCTTCCTTTATCAATACCAAACTCACCTATTCTGTATCCCGTCTCATCCATGAATTGTTTTCTTAAAGCTGCTTGTGCTTTTAAAATTTCTCTTTGTCGATCAGGATTTGCTATTTCAGCTTCAACAGATAAGTCTTTAATTTTTTTATCAAAGATTGATTTGTACGCATTTAAATTACTTCTTATATATTCAATTCTAGTAAAATTCTTTTTATAATCATCAAAATTTTTCATCATACTTTTAATGTCCGTATGATCTCCTTCCATTTTAAATTCTTTTGGAAAGCCTTTCATCATAGTGGCTGTGTCACCGATTAATCTTATTTCGTTTTCAGGAAGACCTAACAAAACTGCCATTTGAGTATTATTTAATCCCCCTTTTGCAGCTCGAGACGCTAATTGAATAAAATGTTTTCTAAAATTGGCATCATAGTCTAGTGGAGGTTTAATTTGTTCATACACTTTTACTCTAGGTTTCAAACCAGTTTCTGGTGCAGAGTACAAAGATCCCAATCGTCTCATTCTAGCGAAAAAAGCAGATTGAAGCTCTGGAATACTTTTACCTGTGGCCTCTGAAAGTTTTTCAACTAGTCTATTAATTTTAGAAGTAACTTTTTCATCTGATGTAATTAACGCTTTGTTTTCTTTTATAATTTTATCTAATGCTTTTACTTCTGGAAAAATATCTGTATCTCTTTGAACTAACTTTATGCCTGGGACAAGATTACGTTGGTTTATAGATTGCTTTATATAATCAGCTGTAACTGGTATTTTTTTTGCGAGGCTGTCTGCGCTTTCTTGTGCATTTGGGTTTTTTTTAAAATAATCTATTATTTCTTTATCTCTTCTAGCTATTTCGTCAAGGCTTAAAGGAGTGCTTCTACCAACAGGTATTGGTTTTTCTCCTAAATCTTTTAATAGTTTTTGTAGAGATCTAACTCTTTGAATTTGCGCCTGTGCTCCTCTTGGTTTGCCCTTTTTTGATACCTCTCGTACATCAGGCAACTCATCTGCTAACTCAGTAACAATTTGTCTTATATTTTTATCTTCTTTAGATAATCTAATTATTTTATCTATTGTAGCTTGAGGTAAATTTTTATATTGCATACCTTTATACACAAATGTTTGTGGGTAGTGTCTTTTAAGAACACGTTGAAACATTTGATTGCTAAACTTATTATCTTTTGCAAATTTTTGCATACTAGAATTAAATTTTGTTTCTCCGGCTTCTATTTTTTTATCAAGAAAATCCATTATTTCTTTTTCTTTCATTAAAGTATCTATAGTTATTACCGGCCCTCCTGACCCGCCTAAGCCCGTTTTAGCTTGTCGAATAGAAGTACCACCACTTAGTAAATCATAATTTTTATACCATTCTCTTTGTTTTGGATGTAGCTTATCTGCTAACCCACCTAAATCAAACCCGATCCGTCCGCCGTCAGCTTTTTTATTTGGATAGTCGCGATTAAATCTATTAAATAATTTTATCTGTTGAACTTTAAATTTATCCACTGGCTTTGCAACATCCGATGCAAACTTAACCTGATCTTTAATACCTGATCGAGTCAGGTAGTCCATCATCTGTTTGTATTCTTTTGGAGTCATTACTCTCCTAACATTCTAGCAATACCACCTGATGCAAAGTCGTCTGGCAATGGAGGATCATAAAATGGTTGACCTTGTCTTTTTTCCATAAGTTCAAATTCAGCATCAAAATCACCTTCAGTTAATTTTTTAGCTTGGTCTTTCTTTTTTTTAGCTTCAACAATTTCGCTCATTGTTGGTTTTTTACCTGTCGCATATTCTTTTAATTTTGAAAAATCAGTTACCAATTCGTCCACGTTTCCTGTTGCAAACTCTTCAATATCTTTTTCATAATCTAATCTAGGACTATCGCTTCGAGCAACAGGACCAGTTTCTGCTGCGCTAAACTCTGCTGTTGGTCTTGGATCACTTTCATCAGGTTTAGGTTTTTTATATTCTAATTGAGTGGTTTCTTCGTATGGATTAGTTTTACTCTCATATTCAACTCTTACAGCACCATCGTCTATGTCCTCTGTAACTCGGACCACAGAACCATCGTCGAGTGTTTTCTGGTGAATAGATTGTCTTTCACCTGTTGCAAATCTTTTAGTAACATCATCACCTTCAATAATAACTTTGTTAACTAACTGATCAAACCATTCTGGTTTGCCAGGCACATTATCTGTTTTTATCATCGGAACTTTGGTTATTGTCTTACCAACTTTAGCTAATTTAAAAAATTTACCAACGATAGGCACAGCTGCCATACCACCAAGAAGTTTTAAGAACGTTCTTCTAGTCATGCCAGAGCCTTCTTTTAAACCAAGACGTGCTATGCCACCTGTTGCAAATGTTTCATTATCTGCATCTGGATCACGGTCTGCTGGTCCATCATCGTAACTAGATTCTTGACTATCTGCATCAGCTTCTCTTCTCGCAGCTCTTTTTTTAGATAAACCAGTATATGCTTCATCGTAAAGTTTTAACCTTTCTTTTGTTGGAAGATCATCATACACTTTACCCATTCGTTCTGCTAAGTCTTCTGCAACAAGTTCTGCATCAACTTTTCTGTCACCGGACAATCCTGGTGACACGTTGTCGATCGCGTCATCTAACATTTTCTGTCTTGCTCTTATTCTAGCGATACCCTCTTTGTTGTCTTTGTCTAATCTTGCTTTAATTTGTGCATCTGTTTCTTTTACTTCTTTGCCCCCCATAATTCTAGCACCCTTTGGTATCTCTTTACCTTCCATATCAAATACTTTTGCAGTTTTTGTAGATGCAACTCCACCTCTAATATTTTCTGCTAAATTTGCTTTTTCTGCAGACTCTATACTTTTGATAGCGTTCTCTACTTGATTAGCATTTTTTAATGATCGTGGATCAATACCATTACGCATTAATCTTTCTGCAGTCATCGCTACATTAAAATCA